TCTTTGTAGACATCTGACTGGCAGTTGTCGAAATCGTGTGTTATATTCATTTCTCTATATTATTTCGGTAGTAATTATTTGTTGCATTTACAATTATTTCTAATTCACGAAAATTGCAATCTTGCACCTCTTTATTATTTCCTGCAATCATTCCTTGACAATAAGCTTCAGTAATTTCATTTTTATACTGCCTTCGGGCATCTTCTAAATCTCTATTAAAATGCACTAAATATGCCTTTCCGAAATCATAATAATGATCGTTCATAGACTTTCTAAATTGCTCAATTAGTCTTTCTATTGAATTTATTTCTTTTTTCATCTTAATACTCTTTTTAATACGCTAAATTTAGACTTAAATATTTCTTTTGTGAATTTACCTTTGGAATAATCAAAGAACCAACCTTCCCCATCTTTTGACCATTTGAAGTAGTTACAAATGCGACAACACTTAACACGTTTATGATCACTTGGCCTTTGATATTTCATCTTGTCTTTTGAAAAGAAAAACAATGGGAATTTGCGGTTACAACTAAAGCATTTCTTCATTGTCATCTTGATTCATAAACATAAATACATAACAGAGAATTCCACCAATACAAAGAAGAAAACAGAATGCACCTGGAAATATACCAGTCTTTTCTTCATACCATTGGGTGAATATTGGTAATAACAATGCACTTATTAAGGTGAAGATAAACATAATTAATAGTTTCTTTTGCTTACTCATTGTCTTGTCCTCCAAATGTTTCTTTGTAGTATTGTTTTGCTTCAGTTTTATCTAAATACATTGCGCCGTGTTCATTCGATTCTTTTTCAATACCTTCATAAAAAGCATCTATTATCTCCTCCTTATGCATTGCTTTGGCTTTTGGTATTAGTTCTTTATACCATTTATCCAGTTCCGATTCAGGTGCAAATTCAATTTGTTTACTAAACTCATTTAGAAACCAAACAATACTACTTTGTTTATTCATTTATCACCTCCTTTGATTTTATCTCTCATCCATTTTGCGCCTTCTTTAAAACCTAATCTTCCAAGCGAATGGAAATTATTTACTTTTTCTAAAATCTCATCATCAGTTGGTAGTTGTATTGGGGTTAGACTTTCAATAAAGTCATCAAAGCAATCAAATGGTTCTAATGATTTACCATAACTAAATGCATCAATCATTTGTTCTCTTGTGTATAGCTTAGTCATTCACCACCTCCACTTTTTCACTTTCTTCCTTTGCATTCTGGATTAACTTAGTCAATTCGGGTAACATCCAATATCCGTACGTTGCCATCTCTTCTGTAAATTCACCAATTTGTTGAGTAACATTTGGAAGTAAAGTGCCATCAACATCCCATAAACTGGCTATTGTTCTTCCGTGTTGTTTTTGTATAGAATCATTGAGCCTCTTTAAAAGCATTTTAGTTTGGTGGTTGTAGAACCACTTAACAGTTTCGCACTCATCTGCTGCATAAAGGGAGGCCTGCAACCACATCAATAGGTTCAGCACCTTAAGCTTTTCGTGGTCTTCAATTGTAATTTTATTTTTCATAGTTCGTCTTGAATTTGTTTAGAGATTAGTTGTAGTGCGTATTTAGCACCTTCCATAAATGCGAAATAAGCAGAGCCACTCATATCGTCTTCGTTACCGAATGATGCGTAGCTTTCCGCCTGCATCTTGATTAGTTTGTTTAGTTCCATATTGTTTTTTTAGTTGGTTACAAATATAAATAAATTTCTACGCAAACGCATACTTTCCAAAATTCTTTTTTAATTCATAAAATGCCCTCATCATAATTGCGTCTGCAAAGTCTGGAGATATGCCGTGCCTTTTTTTCAAATCTTCTTTGTTGGTCACTCTCAATTTCCCATCACTATCAATCTTTTCACGTCTTATCATCTCCAGTTCTTTGACGATTGTATCTTTGTGAGTTGATTCAAATGTTATCAAATTATTTGTGATGAGTTCGCCAAGCTTGAAATAGCAATCACTTTTGAGATTCATATAGTTATCTCGCACCGATTTTGATCCGTTAAGAAACCCCTTGCAACGCAAATAATCAACCGCTCCCCCTCCGATTCCATCTTCATCACATAGCACATTGGATAGCTTTACACCGTGACTTTTTACCAACTGATTAATGGTGTCCACAACCTCATTAATAGGTTTGTGTTTCAAGACTACAAATGTTTCAGCGTGTAACCCATTCCACACAACTATAACTGTCCTATCGTCACCCATTCGAGCAATGTCGGCAGTTATAAATTTATCAACGTTTGAATTGGCAGGTGTGCGGAAACATCTTAACAAATCATCGTACTCATATAATCTATCTTTCGTCTCATCGTAATCCCAATCCCCTTCCAAAAGCCTTTTTCTATCCACTTCAGGCAGTAATAAAAGAGATTCAAGATAGACTGGTGACACGTGCGGGTTGTCAGTTGGTAAAGCTTGGATAAATTCACGGTCTGACCTAATTAGTCCACTACGTTTGGCATCAAAAAATTCACGATAAAGCCATCCTTTGTGAGGGTTGCAGGTTAGCAGTCCTTTGGGTTTGTCATTGATTAGCTTATAACGCACCCTTGATGCCAATATATTAACGCATTTCTCACTCACTTCACCCGCCTCGTCTACAAAGTAATCCGTTAATTCAATAGAACCGAACCTTTGGAATTCGGGATCCGATGGAGTGTCTGCTAAATCCATCAGTATCGTTTGGCTGCCATTGAACCAAGTTATCACGTGGTCTTGTCCATTGTAGTTGTAATGTTTTCCTGCAATCAAATTATGGTGAGCGCACAACTCAAAGAAAGTTTGCATTGTACTTAATCGCAACTTCTTTAATTCAGCACGGCCAATTAGGCCACGTGTACCTGGGTACTTTAACCGTCTTTTAATTTGCCAATCGCAACCAAGAAACGACTTGCCGCCTGATGCAGCTCCACCGTACAATACTTGACGAATGTCGCAATCTTTTGAGAGCGCATCAAGAGCCTGCATTTGCTTTGCGTTGTATTCGATTTTCATTTGTATTTTAATTTATAGCAACGTTCACAATAGGGTTTTGAATTTCGAGTGATCGCAATATTGGCTTCATCTATGTAATAATAAATGTGCTTTCCACAAAAACTTTCATTACACCCAGTGCACTTGAAAGAATCTTTTTTCTTTACATCGCATCCGCAAAAAGTCATAACTTCTCCTTTGCTTTTTGTTGCAATATGTGACTGTCCATTATATCAGCATATACGAGCCTCGAAAGTTCAGCTTGATAATCTTCTTTGATACGGTCTTTGGATAGCTTATCAAGTCGCTTAAATTTATAGTCACTCATTTGATTTGCATCCAGTGTCTTTTTGTATGCCATAAATTGCCATCTTTTCCACTCGTCATCGCTCCACGTGCTATCCGTGTATGCGCCTAATTCGTACAACTTGCGTAGCTTCATTGGTGCTAACATTAAAACGTAGTCACGTTTGTTTTCTTTCCACATTTGGACATCTTCAGTGAACATTTGTAGCCAATCAACTGGAGTGGATTCTTCAATAGATGGTGCAGGTATGGATAGCTTTTGTTTCTTCTTATCAATAGCCAAATTCATTTTCATCTTGTATTCTGAATACTGTTTAAGTACATCAGAAAGAAACGCAACTGACATAAGTCCAAAGCATTCCACACGTGGCCAATCTTGACCAACTGCATTGAGTTGGAAAGCAAGTGCCAACTCACCAATTGTAACGTATCGATAGTGTCCTTGAATTACACCATAAAGAAGATTTGTTTCCTCATCAGAAGGTAAAGTCTTGATGCCATATAGCACGATTCCATAAGACAATGTTTGCTTAAAAATTGAGAGTGTGCAATCGCCAAGATTGATTTGCTTTTGCGCCTGCAAATAAGCTTTCTCGTTAGGAGTCAAGCCATTGTTGTAGGCTTGTCCGTTGTATTCTGCCAATTGTGTCATTGTGATTATTTTTAGTTATAAATTTCGTTAAGTCCCAAGCGGAACGCATCGCAGCTTTCCAATCTTTCATCTTATTCTTGCCGTACTTCCACCCAGTGTTAGTATAGTGCGATATAAAAACATCAGCGAAATTGAGCGCATCCTCTGAAGTTGCGTGTGGCATCTTTTCAAGGAAGTGGTCAGCTACCTCCTCAAGAGATGGCACAATGAAACGACATTCTTTCGATTTTGTTAGCAGGAGTTGTTCCAATCTTGCTATCCTTTCTTCGAGTGACTGTACCTTTAAGATTAAAGTATGGTTGTCCATATTGTAAAAGTTTTTTAGTTTCGTTGCAATTATAGCCATATTTCTCCAATGTCTCAAAAAATTGATTCGCATTGAATTGATACTCACCATCCGTTCCATATAACTCGCAGAACTTTCGAGTGCAATGAATAGCGGTTGCGTGGTCTTGATCAAATTGTTGAGCAATCCTTTGCCAAGTTAAATTTCCATCCGCTAAAAAAAGGAAGGTGATAAACATACCACGTGCATCAACAATGTTTCTTTTGCGAGATTTTTCGTGGATATCTTCAGGACTAACCCCATACACCTCTTCGCAACACTGGTAAAGGATGTCGTTCAATGTTTTTTGGCTATCGAATTTGTCCACTAACTCATCTAAGTTTTTGATGAGTTCGGGGATTAGTTGGGAGTTTAACAATTCACGCAAGTTTCTAAATTGACTTTTACTTTGAACTCGCATATTGTCAATGACTTTTAACAATAGATCATTCATTGCAGTAAATTTGAGGTTCGTGTTCGTTTTCGTTTTCAGCAACCGCCAATTCAATGAGTTCACATTTGTCCACGTTGATTAACTTTGAAAGCTTTTCGATGTGGTGTATTGACATCGTTAGCGGATAGCTTTCGTACTTGCGACCAGTTGGCCAAGTCACTTCCATTGCCCTTGCAAACTCTTGCGTGTTGGCGAAATGGGTTTTGATTAGTGTTCTAAATTTCATATCTTAAATTTTTCCAGTGAATAATACTTTGAAGCGTTGGATAATTCCAAGCGTTGGTCTTTTGCGAGTTGTTACCTTCTTTGGTTCAATAGTAACTACTTTCTTTGGCTCAACCTTTACTTTTGTTTTGGTAAATAAAGTTGGTTGATTACTCTTAAAATTTTTCATTCGATATCTTTTTGCTGAACTTATAAATTCATCTAATTTTGATTGATGTATTTTTTTCATTGCAAAATATTGTTTATCCACTTTATAAATAACACCTAAATCTTTCAAGATTTGCATATGCCAACTGGCCATTTTTAATTGACGTGCTACAATTGTTGGATTATATACTTTATTTGAATTAACGTAATTGCATACTTCAATTATTCTTTTGTGCAAAACGCTTTTATTACTGATCATTTTTCGTCTCATAATGTTTTCTTAAATAGTTAAATAATTTTTTCGGGTCATCAAAGGTGATAACCCCCCTTAAAAAGGGAGATCATCAGCGTTTGACATTTTACCATCCATTATCGCATCTTTGTACGGATTGTCGCCAGTGGTCAAATAGATTTCAAATGCTTGAGCAGTTGCGCAAATAATACCTATCTGCTTTTCCATTGGTTCACCTTCACCTTTGTGCAAGTCAACGGCTGCCTTCAAAGCTACTGCACGTGCGATGTCTGCTTTATCTTCGGGACTTTTGCCATAAGACTTGGTAGCACCGCCACCAGTCCATGCTGGTTTGGCATCTGCTAAAAATTTGATGTTCCAATACTTGCCCTTTTGCGTGTACTCATAGCTTTTCTCATCTCCTACTTTCCAAGTTGGAATTTGTGTCTTGGCGAAGCATCCCCCAACGTCTCCGTTTTCCATTTGAACCTCGAACTTAAAGAGGTCATTCCACGTGCCATCATTTTGGATGGACTTGATTTTACTTGTTTTCATATTACTTGATTTATGTTGTTTTTGATATTGTTCTTCTATGTGACTTTCCTCGAATGTGCTGATGTGAACTGGCTTACCTTTGTATGCAATGGTCACTTGCCTTCCAAGTTCCAACTCTCTTTCTGCTCTTTTGTTTTGAGCATATGAGTAAGGCTTACCGCTTTCATATTCACTCCAATACTGCCAACTCATTTCTTGTAAGTCTTTTCAGTTAGGAGAGCCTCCATCCGTTCAAATGGTTTGCGAGGTGAGGCATCTGCAATGTGTTGAGCAATTGCGTTGAAGTCAAGTTGCTCCTTTGGATAACTCGCAGATTGTACGCAAATGAACTTGCGTGGGTAGGTTAAATTTACAGTTCCCATTTGTATTGCGCTTTATTAATTGTGTCTTCAACTTCTTTTCTTTGCTCAATGCTAAATGATGAATTTTGTTGACGCTCATTCCAATACTTAACGGCGCAAGTTATCATTGTCAACTCATCAGGTGAGCAAGTGATAATCCATTTCTTTTCCATCTTCATATCACTTGAAATATAAAAGCTTCTAATGTAGGGTCATTTGATTTATCACAAGCGAAAACCCATCCATCGCCATCACTACCATAAGTTAAATCATTCTCAGCAGCATAGACCAAAATAAATCCATTTGCCTCTTGGAGTGTTTCAAAATTGTGAACGGTTGCCTCAGCATCGTTTTTAATGTGTACTTGATACATAATGTTTTTTTTTAGTTGTTTGTTGTTTAGTGATGTGCGTTGTAGAGCCGCACCCCTCTTTTTATTTTTAGAACCAATTAGCTTTGCACCATTTGGTAACTTGTGAATTTAAGGTTCTTTCAGTGTGAGCATATATACTCCAGATTTGTTTTCCATCTTCTTTGATAGATGCAAAGTTACCGTTGTCAGTGTAAAGATATTCCACTTCAAACTTTCTAAGATTCCAAAAGATTTTGTTTGCTGTTTTCATTGTGTTTGTTTTTTTCGTTGTTTGTTTGACAAATGTATAAATAAATTTTGATTTGTCAAGAAAAAAATTAAAATATTTTTAGTTTTTCAATGTTTATGCGGGTTTCAAGATGCAATTTTTTTTATATGAATATCAAAAATGCGTGTTAAATTAGTCACGTGAAAGGTAAAATTCTACATAGTATGAAGCCACGAGCGAAAAAACCCTTCGCAGGTGAGGCAGGATTGCAGCAATCCATTATCCAATACATCAAGATGCAGTATCCACAAGCACTTTATTGCGCATCAGCGGGTGGTATGTTCACATCGATGAAACAAGCCATCAAGATGAAGGCCACAGGTTACGTGAAAGGATTTCCCGATCTTCAAATATGTGAGCCAATTGGAACATACTTTGGCCTATTCATTGAAGTCAAAACCGAAAAGGGTGTGGTGTCAAAGGAGCAAAAGGAATGGATCAAAGAACTGAACAAAAGGGGTTATTATGCTACTTATGTAAAAGGATTTGAGGCAGCTCAAAAAATTATAGATGATTATTTCAAGGGCGCAATATGATCAGCATAGAAGGTTAGCCATTAACTTATGTGGTGGCAACATCTACGAGGCAGATGATTTGCTTCACGATACGCTACTATGCATTTTTGAAAACAAATCAACTATAAAGAATTCAGAGCATTACATTAACCACGCACTTAAGATAGCGCACTGGTCAAATAGAAGTCATTACCATAACACCATTCGCAAGTTTAATCAGATGTCTGATGAACCAACAGAATCACAACTAAGAGATTTTGAAAGTGTGGAGGTGTGGTTAGGTGATCGCATAACCAATGAACAACTTGATATTTTGATTTCACGGCTACCAATGTTGGAGCGTGAAGTCTTTTACTTGTATGCCTTAAATGATTTCAGCTATCAAACGTTATCCGATGAGACTGGAATACCAAAGAAAGCACTTTATAACTTTGTCAAATATGCTAAAAACGAAATAAGAAAAGCAATAGTCATATGATAAATAAGATAATGCAAATGGCAAATGAACGGATGCATATCTGCATTGAATGCCCGGTATACAATTCCACAACTCGCACTTGTGGAATGCCATTAAATAAGTTAAACCCATTCTCCCAACCAGTCACCCTGGATGGTGTCACATTCAAACCGTGTGGTTGTTTCCTTGACCTTAAAACAAAAATGACCTTTGCGGATTGTCCTGCAGGCAAATGGCCAAAGATTGTAGATGCTGAATTGGTAGAACAAGCCAAAGCTTTAGTTGATGAGGTAAAGCGCACCAATGTGTTATCTGATGGCAATAGAAAG